CATAGACGGTGTCCTCGCAGACAAGCCACCAGCACCAACCAAATCGTGGGGAAAATCCAATGGAGCCGAACGATCCGCGCGCAAGCTTGAACTACTCGAATGGTACAGAAACGCTAAACCCCTACTCCAACCCCAAGAACCGTTCATAGCAATCTCAGCGAGAAAAGAAAACCCCGAAACCCGGTCAATCACCCAACAATGGATAGACGCCCAACCCTACGGACACCTCTGTATCGCAATAGCCCTACTCCCAATCTCTCGGTCAATAGAAAACACAGCAAACTTCAAGACAGCCGTCATAAATCATTACAAACTAACCCAATTCATAGAAGACAACAAACAAATACTCAAACGCCTCCAAACCCCAAACACCAAGCTATATTATTGGGATAAAACCATACCTGAACCAATCCCCTACATTAGTCCCTTATACTGAGAACTGGGATAACTATGGCTAAGACAATACCACCAGAGCAATTCGATAAAGAGAACGCGGTCCTCGAACTTCGTAGGTCAGGCGAAACTTGGTCGCGAATCGCTGAAATAGTAGGCTATGCGAACGCTAGCGGTGCCCAAAAAGCCTATGTGCGAGTAGTCAATAGGGTTCAGCGTGAACCAGTCGAGGCTATGCGCGATTTAGAACTCGATCGGCTAGACCGTCTACAACGCGTCTACTGGAAAGAGGCCATAGTCAATCAAGACCAGAAAGCCGCGCTACTAATACTAAAGATAATTGACCAGAGGGCTAAGATAGCCGGGCTTTACGCTCCGACCAAGATACAGGCAGAGGTAATAAATTATGACGGACTCGGCGATATGGACAAGCAACTCGACACAATCAAGCAACTCATTACAGCTTCAGGTGCTGGCTTCGCGATACCTTTGGAGGGAGCAACTGGCTCGGAAGGAACAATTACCACCTGAGGGTGATTGGACTGTCTGGCTTTATTTGGCTGGACGCGGATCGGGTAAAACTAGGACAGCCGCCGAATGGCTAGTCGCAGAGGCTACCAACATCCCTAATACTCGGTGGGCTATTGTCGCCCCAACGTTCGGAGATGTTAGAGATACCTGTATAGAGGGTGAATCAGGGGTTCTAAACGTCCTTAGACGCTATGGAATGCTGAAAGACTATAACCGTTCGATCGGTGAGATAGTCCTCCATAATGGCTCTCGGCTCAAAGGTTTTAGCGCAGATAAGCCAGACAGGTTTCGCGGGCCTCAACATCACGGAGCTTGGTGTGACGAGCTTGCGGCTTATCGCTACGCCGACGCTTGGGACCAACTACAGTTCGGCCTACGACTAGGCGAACACCCCAGAGTCATTGTCACGACTACACCTCGCCCGGTCAGCCTAATCCGTAATCTCTCTGGACGTAAAGACGGTTCAGTAGCCATAACTAGAGGATCGACTTTTGATAATGCGGCTAACCTCGCACCTACTGCCCTAGCAGACCTCAAGATCCGCTACGAAGGCACTCGGCTAGGCCGCCAAGAACTATACGGCGAAATCATTGACGAGGTAGACGGAGCGTTATGGACTCTCTCTATGATTGACGCGACCAGAGTCAAAGAAACCCCACCACTAATGCGAATAGTCGTAGCTATAGACCCGGCCGTCACATCAGGCGAAGACAGCGACGAAACAGGCATAGTAGTAGCCGGGCTAACGTCAGACGGCCAATACTACATACTAGAAGACCTCACTATGCGCGCTAGCCCTGACACTTGGGCAAGGACAGCAGTCGAGGCCTACCGACGCTGGTCAGCGGATCGTATTATTGGGGAAACAAACAATGGTGGAGATATGATTGAGTCCCTCCTACGCCAAGTAGACTCAACTGTCTCCTACCGTAAAGTCACAGCAACACGCGGCAAGCTTATCCGCGCAGAGCCAGTAGCCTCTATCTATGAGCAAGGTCGCGCACATCACGTCGGCTCTTTTCAGCAGCTTGAAGACCAAATGTGTAACTACACACCAGAGTCAAACTTTAGTCCCGATCGGTTAGACGCGCTCGTATGGGCTATTACAGAACTAATGGAAGGAGCGAGTAGTATGATTGGGTTAGCGTCGCTCGCTAAGTTCTGTCCAAGCTGTCGTATGCCGAGTATCCGTACCGCGACTAACTGTTCGCATTGTTTCGCACCACTAGGAGAATAATTGCTGGTAAATAAATGGGAATACTAGACAACTTTGCTAAGAGAGTCGCCGATCAGATTACTAAGGCCACACCTCTAGCGACGGCTATGCCTGACTGGCAGATGAATCCACAAGCTGGATACGGCAACAGTACAGCACTCCCACGCGACCCACGCCTCGCTGGAGTCCCATTCTCACCCGGTCTACCCCTAATACCGGGCGCAATCAACCCAGTACGTCAAGACGGCAGAGCCGATCCGCGTAGATACGAATACCAAGTTGCCCAAAACATCAATGTCACGGAAACCCGGTTAGTCCCCTTCAAGACTTTACGAGCAGCCGCAGAACAGATAGACATCCTTCGCCGCTGTATTGAGGTCATCAAACAGAAAATGATGGGACTAGATTGGGACATCGTTCTATCTAGCGACGCTATTGAGTCGATTGTTGCCGAAAGTAATCTTTCACCAATCCGCGCACAACAAGCAGCTAAAGACAAATTCAATCCAGAAATTGCTAAAGCTAAACAATTTTGGAAGAACCCAGACTTACAGAACGGCCTGACTTTCGCTGACTGGCTAAATATGGCGTTAGAGGAAATCCTAGTTCTAGACGCTTGGGCTGTCTGGCCTCAAAAGACAGTAGGCGAAGACCTACACGGTTTCCAGATACTAGACGGATCGACTATAAAGCCTCTAATAGACGACCGAGGTATGAGGCCTATGTCGCCTCAACCAGCATTCCAGCAGATACTATACGGTTTCCCTCGCTCAGAGTTCTCTGCTAGTGATGAGAGCGTTGGTGCTGACGGCGAGTTCACTTGTGATGACCTGTCTTATTTCATTCGTAATAGACGCGCTAACTCTATTTACGGCTACTCACCAGTAGAACGAGCATTACCTTTAGCGGATCTATATCTACGTCGCCAGCAATGGCTACGCGCTGAATACACTGACGGTGTAACACCTGAACTACTATTCAAAACTGACGCGACCTTTGGTGGCAACCCTGACCTGCTACGCGCATACGAGAACATTCTCAATGATGACTTAGCCGGGCAGACCGAACAGCGTAAGCGTGCGCGAATCCTACCTATGGGCTTAGACCCAGTACAGCTTGACGGCTATGGCGAAAAGTTTAAGGACAGCCTCGACAAGTATCTAGTAGACAGTATTTGTGGACACTTCGGTATCCTGCCAGCCGAGATCGGATTCAACCCTAGCACCGGGCTTGGTGGTGCTGGTTTCCAAGACGGCCAAAACGAAACCTCCGAAGTATTAGGTTTACTGCCTTTATCTCAGTGGATGGCCGGAATGCTCTCTCACCTGTCTTACGTTTATTTAGGTATGCCGCGTGAACTAAAATTCACTTTCCAGCCGTCAGCCAGACACGACTCAGGTGCCCTAGCACAAGAGAACAACATCAAGCTTGCTAACGGCACGCTCACTCGCAACGAGGCACGCTCGATCGAAGGCTTACCCCTAATAGATAGCCCAGTAGCGGATCAGGCGACACTAATCAGCCCGGCTGGTGTATTCGCTCTTACTGACGACGGCCTAGTCAATCTTCTTGAGGGTGGAACTACGGACGCTATTGAAGGCACTGTCGATGAGGCGTCTCTCACGCCAGACACCAAGCCAGCCGAAGAGCCAAAACAACTTGAAGCCCCTAAAGAAGAACCTAAAGAAGAGCCAATTGTAGAAGATAAGCCAGAAAAAGCCGCAGAAGAGGTCAAGAAGTTTCTAAAGTTTCTACGAAATAACCCTCGCAGACCCTTTGAATTCAAAGAATTACCTCTCGCTTACGCTGAAACACTCAACAAATTTGTTGCTGTTGAGGACTTTGAAGGCGCACGCTGGTATGGGGAGCGATACCTGAGATGAGTTGGCACGACGAGGTAGACGGTGCTTTACTTCGGGTGTCGGCTGCTAAAGCGGATCTTGTGCGTGAGGCTATAAAAGATAGTTTTGATGCTGAGTCTTTAGTCCGATCTTTCCTAAAAGACTTTCCGATCGGCAGTACTGCTACCCCTGACGAGGCTAGAACGTGGGCACAGAAACACGTACCAATTTATTCGGACAAGCTTGAACAGGCGTTTGCTGTATTGTATTCGACCGGGTATGTCTTTGGGCAGGACTTCGGCCTAGTTGCTATCGAACGTGCGCGGATCCGTAAAGCACCTAACGTCGGCATCAACATTGACTGGAGTAAATGGAAACCGGGCGACAAACCAGCCGCGGCTTTACTAAAACCTAAAGGCGGCTTAGCTCGACTTCTCGGCAAGAACCGATCAGCCACAATCAAAGGTATTTCTAAAACTACATTAGACCGGGTCGGGCGGATCTTGTCGGAGGGGTTAGCCGCAGGTGCTACCAACAGTTCTATCGCTAGGGACTTTATGTTAGAAGGTATCAGGGGCATAGCAGACGACCCTATAAGAGCCTTAACTATTGCGACCACAGAAACGGCTAGGGCTGTAAGCGTAGCGACCGTAGAGGCCTATCAGGACTTCGGGGTTCAGGAATACGAATGGCTTGCGCTCGACCCCTGCGAGATATGTCAAGAAAATAATGACGCCGGGCCAATCAAGCTTGGCGAAGAGTTTCCGTCAGGCGATACTGAACCACCAGCACACCCGAACTGTCGCTGTACTGTTTTACCTGTTGTTGATGACGGCACACCAATCGACGAGTCAATGTTCGATATTGAGTAGTATGCTGATTGTCGAGTATTGCCCTATCATAGAACTATACGATCCGCTACCAAGTCCAGCCCAATTCACATAGCAAAGGTAAACAATGGCTCTAAAGCAATCTAACGCCACAGTCGGAATTACAGCCACCAAGCTTTTCACATTACCTGCCGGACTACCTTACACGGCAGTACAAATTTCAAACGGCCACACCTCATCCATTTTTCTTGGTGCCAGCAGTTCTGTCACAGCGGCAGGTGCGAACCACGGCCAAACTTTAGGTGCTAACGCGAGCCTACAATTCTGGCTTAATTCAGGCGACGAAGTTTGGGGTATCGCCTCGATCGCGTCAGGCACTGGCGACATTACTATTTTGTATTCAGGAAGATAAGGACGCACAATGGCCGAACTAGCTAGAGGCTATGCCTCAATTGTAAAAACCAATAAGAACGACGACGGCACTATGACTGTCTACGGCAAAGCGACCGACTCATCGATCGACATTGACCAGCAAATATGCGACGAAACTTGGCTAAAAGAGGCTATGCCACAATGGATGGTGTCTGGTGGAAACATTAGAGAACAGCACAGCAGTATTGCGGCTGGTGTCGCTACCGAGTATGAGGCAACCCCAGACGGACATTACATTACCGCGCTAGTGGTAGACCCGGTCAGCGTCAAGAAAGTTGAGTTGGGTGTTCTAAAGGGTTTCAGTATTGGGATTCGCGGGCCACGCGTCATTAGAGATACTAAAGCCGCTGGTGGCCGTATTGTGGACGGACAGATTGTCGAGATTAGCTTGGTCGATCGCCCGGCTAACCCTAACGCAAAACTAATGTTGGCTAAAGCGTCTGAGGCTGGCGAGCTTGAAGTAGTTAAGCAGATTACTATTCCTAGCCCAAAGGCTGTCGCGGATCTTGTTAAGTTTGATCCTGACCAAGAAAGAGACGAGGGTGGCAGGTTTGGTTCTGGTGGCGGATCAAGTTCGGAAAGCACTAGAAACTCGGAGGATGTTCGCAACGCTGAAGTTTCAGTTCAAAGATTATTAGACGGCAAAGCCGGGGATGCGCTCAACGAAACACAAGACTTGGCTGGCCGATTGGGTAGCGAAGATGATGTCGCATACCACGAACGCGCTGAGGGGTTTGTCAGCGAGGGTGAAGATAAATTATTGGAGGCTCGTGAATCATTCAGCGAGGGCCGCAACGACAACGCTTTCACGGCATTAGAAAGAGCCGCAGGAGCCTATGAAAAGGCTGGGGCTTGGTTTGATAAGGGCAGCGACGAGAGAATGACGGAAATGGCTAACAATATGTTTGCTATTGCTAGCCAAATAAATGAAGTTTTGTCGGCGAATAAGTCTGCGACAACGGATAGTAAGGTAGAAGTTATGAATACAATTGACAAATCTGAAGCCGACGAGTCAATTATTGACGAACCTGAAATTGTTACGGTTGTCGAAGTAATTGAAGAAGACAACGAGCCAGCAAATAGCTTGGCAGAGGTCAAGACTTTAGTCGGCTCCCTAGTCAAATTTGACCAAAGGAAATACGACCAAGCTTGTGCCGCTCTAGCCGGGCTAATTGTTGTTGAGGCTAACGAAATGAAGGCTGGTAGTGAAGAAGTCCGTAGTATCGAACTACTACTCGCCTCTATCAAAGCACTACACGAATGGTATGAAGGCGAAGTCGCTGAGGGTGAAGTACCCGGCGGATCGCTACAACCTGAAAACGGAATTGAGGAAATGTATATGGCCGCAGAACCAAAGGAATCAACAGAACCAGAAAAGCCAGTAGCCGACAAAGAAGACGGTATGTGTGCTGATTGCGAGCTTGAAAAAGCCGAATGTAAGTGTGCTGATAAAGCCGCTGAACTAGATGTCGATGATGCGGTAGTATCCGCTATCATAGATAAAGCCGTAGCAAGTGCTAAGGCCTCCGTAGTTGAAGAGATCGACTTACTGAAAACCGCATTAGAGGCGGAAAAGGTAAAGGCGATACAGCTTGAAGGCGAATTAGAAACGGCGAAGAAAGCAGTAGCACCAACCGGGCCGAAACGCTCAGGTAATGCTCCAGCAATCGACACCAACGCTCTGCTCCTAAAAGCGGCCGAGTACACGCAAAAAGCCAAAGTCACAACCGATCCGACGCTCGCTAAGGGCTACCGCGAATTGGCAAAAGACTTAATTACCACTTCAAAACAAGGAGAATAAAACTATGGAGTCTGTAAAAGCCTCTGACCTGTTTTCTGATGCCGAATCAGCAAAAGCAGCCGCAGTTCGCCACGAGGAATACCTCGGAGAACTAAACAAGTCCCTCGGCAACCCATCAAACGTACCCGGTCAGGCACCAGCCGCGGATCCTACTGCTCAACTAGAAGCTCTTGTTGCTAACAAGTCGCTTTCACTTGACGCTGTCGGTTCTCTAAACGCTGCCCTAGCCGCACAAAGAGCCGCAACTGCGGACATTGTAAAGGACATCACACTTACTAGCCCTCTATCGACTTCCTTTGCGGCGTTCGATCTTGAGGCTCCTAGCAAGCTGCTTACCCCTCGCCCAACTCCATTGCGTAACAAAATTGCGCGTAAAAAGGGTGTCGGTACAAGCCACAGAGTCAAGCGTATTACTGGTTACACTGGTACTGGTACTGGTGGTCAGGGTCAAATTTGGCCGGGTATCACCGAAACCACAACTAACACTTTCGGATCGATCGCTTTTGAGCGTGGTCCAAAGATTAGTTACACCGCTGATGACCTAGTAGTTCCTTACTTCTCATACTCACTATCAGACAGCGTTTCATTCGACGCCAACTTCTCAGGTCAGGGCTACCAAGACCTACGTCAGTTGTCATCGACCTCGACTCTATACGCGACAATGCTTATGGAAGAAAGAATGATGTTGATGAGCAGAGGAACTGCCTCTGGTCTATCTGGTGCGCTAGCCGCTCCGACCGTAACACTAGGACAGCGCGCTGCTGTTTCTGGCGACGGAGAAGCTGCCCTAACCGCAACAACTTACTACGTTTACGCAACTAGCGATGCTGGTTCTTTCGGTGAGTCTGTTTCTTCGACAGTTCAGTCTCTTCTGATTACATCTGGAAACGTGCTAACTGTTACTGTAAACAACGTGGCTGGTGCGCTAGGAACTAAGGTTTACATCGGTACTACAACAGGTGCTGCTAACGCTAAGTATCAGGGTCGTTTCACTTCCCTAACTGGTGTTGTGACTGCTGGAACTTCTACCGTAAACGATCACATTGTTTATTCGACCACTTCGTCTGTAACTGCGCCAACTGCCGACACCTCTGCTTACGCAACAGGTTATGACGGTATCTTGCCTCAGATTTTCGCTGGTGGAACTGTAAACGAAGTAAACAGCCAGTTCTCGACCTCTAACCCGGGTGCTGAATTCCAGACAATCTTCTCGACTCTGTATGACAGCGTCAAAGCGGATCCTGACGAAATCTTCTTAAACGGTTCCGATCGTAAGCAGCTTTCAGACGCAATCAAGAACGGCTCAACTGCTAACTACCGTATCAACCTTAGCCAAACCGACACTGGTGGCTATGTTGGTGGTGCTGTTATCTCTGCTCTAAACAACGAGATTACAGGCAAAATGGTAGACCTAACAGTTCACCCTTGGCTACCACAAGGTGTAGCACCAGTACTGTCCTATACACTACCAATCCCAGACACCGAGGTTTCTGATGTTTGGGCGGCTGTAAACGTTCAAGACTATATGGGTGTTCAGTGGCCTGTGACTCAGTTCGCTTATGAGTTCTCAACCTATTTCCGTGGAACCTTTGTTGGATACGCTCCAGCTTGGAACGGTGTAGTAACAGGTATCAAGTCTGCGTAATAGCGGATCCTAGAGAGGTGGGGTTGTCTATACCGGGCGACCCCACCTTTTTACTAGAAAGAATAAATAATGGCTAAATTATTTGGACCGACCGGGGTCAAAGGTATCGACGTCACAACTGAATCTGGTGTGACAAAGTATGACGCCGACAGGCAAGGTTTCATCAACATCGACAACGGCAAACATCTTGCCCAAGCTAAAGCCGAGGGTATGGTCGAGGCCTCATTGTTTAGTGGTTTAGCGGCTCGCAAAACTTATCCGTGCGAATGTGGCTTCAATGCTATTTTTGCTATTTGTGGAAGGTGTGGTAAAGATAATGGCAACAGCGATAACGTCAATCAAACGTCAGGTGAGCCGTCCGTATCTGACTCTTGACGAGTATAAGAACGCTCCGACAGCCCTCGATTACGGCAACCTAGTTCAAGGTGGCACACAGCAACAGCAAGACGCCGAACTGACTAACGCTATTACGCGAGCAAGTTCCTACATTGACCAATACTGTAATCAGATTATCGGTGCGACGGCCGACGTCGAACAGCAGAGAACACGCGTACGCTCAGACGGCACAATTCGCTTTCACCCTAAATACTCCCCAATTGTTTCGCTCAATAGCCTATCGATCGGTTTCTATCCGAACCAATTGACCACTATTGCGGATCCTTCCATAGCTTGGTTAGAAGAACAGACCGTAATTGTCCCTATGGGCGACGGTTTACTGACTCAATCCTCGCAAGGGCCGCTATCTTTTGGCTTTCCAAGCTCTCCTAGAGCCGAATGCTACATCGAATACAGTTATGTAAACGGCTATACCCAAGCTATATCTACTGCGTCAGCGTCAGCCGGGGCGACTTCTATTACGGTCGATAATGGTTTAGGCATTGTGGCCGGGGAGAGCCTAAAGATTTATGACGGTGCCAATACAGAAAACATTACTGTTGCCAGCAACTATACTTACGGATCGACTACTGTTCCTCTCGCGAGCGCGCTACTTTATACTCACGCCTCAGGCGTATCGGTGTCTGGCCTTCCAGCGGCTGTGAAACAAGCTTGTATTATGATTACAAGCGCATACCTCAAGATCCGCGGCGACGCTAGCCTAACTTTGGCTGTAACAACTTCACCCGGCCAGCAGATCGAAGGTTCGCAAAAGGTGGGATCGGACGTCGCTCACGCGCAAGAGATACTCAAACCTTTTAGGCGGATCCGTTGAGTCGTTCGCAAGTTCGAGAGGCCGTCGGCACTTGGATTGCCGGGGCAAGTATTGCGCACCTCAACCAGATTTTCACTAGCCACCCAAAACGTATAAACTTTCAAGCTAATTCGACGGCTGGCGAAATTACTCGCGCTGCTGGCTTGGTCTACATTTCTGGCGAAACAGAACAACGTATCGCTATTGGTGGTGCTTATGACGGTTGGAAACAAGTCGATTATACGGTTGAGTTTCAGATTTTTACTCACTCTGTCGCGCAGTATTCGCAGGACTCTATGACAGACTTCGACGCAATTATTGACGCCGTAAAGGACAGATTGAGGAACGGTGGCCATGGACTAGGACAGGAAGACGGCGATGGTATTTGGCAAGCTGCCGAACCGGGCATTAGTGTCCAGTATGGCGAACCAATGACTAACGACGGCGGTGCCACCGAAATTTGGGCGGCTATCGAATTCACGGTAACACAGATGATTAGGAGTTAATTTTGACTAAGTATGTTTACGACGGCGAAGAGGTTCTTCAAGTGCCAACTCTTGGTTTGACTCTTAGCTACGGTGTGGAGTTCGAGGCTCCAGAAGGCTTTGAGTATCCGGGCGTTAGTGTTGTTGCCGACAGCAAGAAATCTAAAACAGTAGAAACCCAAACCGATCCAATTGAGGAGAAATAATGTCCGTTCAAGCTTCCGTCAGAAGTTATCTAGGTATTGCTAAAGAGGCGACCAAGGGTACAGCCGTAGCACCAACAAAGTTTATTCCCGTTTCAGCCAGCAAGCTAAAGGCTACCGACATCATCGATCCGCTATACGACGAAGGTCTGCGCGGATCTAACGTAAAGACTTACGCCTACATTCCGGGTCGCACCCGCTCGACCGTCGAATGGGGTGGCCCGCTTTTCCCAGATACTTTCCCTTGGGCTGTTGCTGGCTTATTCGGTACTGTTACCACTACTGGAGCGTCAGCACCATACACCCACGTTGTGACCACAGAAAACACCCCGACTGTCGCGGCCGACAGCCAGCCGACAAGCTTGACTTTGACCGACTACTATGCGGCTAACGTGCGCGCGTATGCTGGTTGCCAAGTACACGATGTAAACTTCAACTTTAGTGCCGAAGGTCTACTAGATTATGACGCTAAGGCAACCGGGTTCGCTAGCGCGACAGCATCCACCCCGACACCAGTATTTTCGAGCATTCTCCCTGCGCCAACTTGGCAAGGCACCGTCACAGTAGGTGGAACTGCCCTCAGCAACGCCATAGAAGGCTCAATTTCAATGAGTCGCCCTGTGACCCCAATCTACGGTATCAGCAACACACAGAACCCATACAGCGTATTTGTTGGTGCCGTCGAAACTACTGGTTCTCTCAAGTTCACAATGGAGGCCGACACAGAACTAACCCGTTTCCTAACCAACACTCAGCCGTCGATTGTTCTTGACTGGTCTAACGGATCAGGTGCGACTCTAACTCAGGTAAAGGCGACTATCTCTCAGGGTGCTTACACTACTGCGATGATTGACCGTTCAAAAGACTTTGTCGAAATTAGCATAGACTTTACTGGTATTAGCAACTTGACTGACGGTGGAGGAACTCAGTACTCTCCTATCTCTTGGCAGTTTAAGAACGCTATCGCAACTAACATCTACCAGTAATCAAACTGCGGCGGATCCGCGTATGTCTTTAGCCTCATACTCGGGTCTGTCGCTCAAATCGAAAGGCTAAAAACAATGGCTGAACTAAAATTACCTTCTGGCATTACCGTCAAATGGCGTGAAGTAGAAGAACTAAAACAAAAAGACCGTTCTAAGATTATCCGTAGCGCTAATGGTGCCGATGACGTTTCTAGGGGTATGTCGATTATCGAAAACACTATTGCCGTAATGGTAGAGTCTTGGTCTGTCGATCTGCTACCACCGTCAGTCAAGATCGAAAGCCTAGGCGAACTATCCTTGGGTGATTATGACCTGCTTCAAGCCGAGGCACAAAAGGTTATGAGTAAATTGTTTCAAACTTTTGAGGCGTCGAACGAAGTTGATAGCCCTTTGTCCAACTCGAACGACTAAGGTGGCATTTATCAGGTAGGGAAGTGCCCGGTCATTTATCTATTCCAGCAGACGAGTATCGTTATTTCATTTGCGCGGATCGGTTTGGCTGGACACCCCAACAGGTAGACGAGCAACCTGTCCTCAAGCTTGATTGGATACTGCGGATCGCTGGCGTGGTAGACGAAGTTAAGGAGGAGTCATTTGACCGTCAAAGTAAGCGTAGAAGATAAAGCCAGTATTGCGGCTCTAAACGCTCTTGACCCTGCCCTCGCGAAAGCCGCCGACGCGGCCGTTATGTCTATCGCATTAGCAATTGAACGCGAGGCCAAGCTTGCCCTAAACAATAATCCACATACTTTAGTAAAGAATAAACGCACCAGAGGACAACATTGGGAACCGAGTGGCCATATTGGCGGCGCAGGTTCTCCACCGAACCGTCGATCAGGAAACCTAATGCGTCAAACACGCGCTAGGAGAGTATCTGGGTTTGCTCAATTTGTCGCTGAGGTTGGACCGGGTGTTGTTTACGGTCGCAGACTTGAGGTTAGCAAGAGTGAGGGTGGGTTCGGGTATCCTTATCTAAGACCAGCAACCGATCGAGTTCGACAACACGCGAGCCGTATCGCTGCGCAAGCATTCGCTAGAAATTGGAAGGGCACTAAATGAGTGATATCCCACCAATCATAGTTAAGGTCAAAGCCGAGGTCGCTGGCTTTAAGTCCGATATGGAAAAAGCGTCTAAAGCTATAAAAGACGTCGGTGAAACTTCCAAAAAGGAAGCCAAGCACGTTGAATCCCTCGGTTCTGAGTTCAAGAAACTTCGCAATGTGGCCGCTGGAGCGTTCGTTTTTGCGCAATTAGGGCAAATGCTCAATAAGGCTGGCCACGCGGCCGTTGAAGACGCTAAATCTATAGCGATGATGACTAGAACTATAACAGCGGCGACTGGAGCGACAAGTGCTCAAATGGACGCCGTCAATAAAGGTATCGACAGGCTAGAACTAATGTCTGCCGTAGCCGACGACAAGATCCGCCCGGCCTTTACCCTTCTCGCCCGTTCCACTCACGACACCACTAAGTCGATGGACTTAATGGAGCTTGCCCTCGATGTATCGGCTGGTACTGGTAAGTCGCTGACGGCCGTAACAATGGCGTTATCTAAGAGTATGAACGGTAGCCAGACTGCTTTGAACCGTATTGTGCCAGAGGCAAAGAATGTCACGGACAAGATCGGTTATATGCGTAAAGTTTTTGCTGGTGCCGCAGAAACGGCTGCTAACGCAGATCCGTATCAACGTATGGCTGTAATCTTTGACCGTATGTATGAAACTGTCGGTACTGCTCTTATTCCAATTCTTAATCAATTCGCAGACTGGTTACAAACTATGATTCCTGTGCTGGAAGGTTTCTTTCATCAACTTATGGACCCGACGACACAAGCTGGGGCAGCTTGGAAATGGATGATTGATAGCATAGCCGCTTTTGGCGGGTGGATAGGCGCAAACATCGGTCTTATTATCCGTTGGGGTGCTGTCCTCGCTGCTGTTTTCGTGGCTTTCAAAATTGGTGCTGGCATTGTGGCGGCTTTTCGTATTGCTGTGGCTCTCGCAGCCATAGCACAAATAGCGTTCAATGCGGCTATGAACGCCAATCCGATTATGTTGGCTGTTACGGCACTTGGTTTGCTGACGTTAGGTGTTTTGGGCTATAACGCGGCCGTCAATGCTAGTAAATCTATTGACACCGGGGAAACCAACGCTTATTTAGATTCTTTGGCCGCTGCCGATGAAAAGAAAGCGCAAGCCGCTAAAAAGGCTGCGACTATCAAATTCAATGAGGATTATGGGAAGGCACATCCAGAAACACAATTCTTTACGGTGACAGAAGCGTGGAAAACCGATCCAATCTATAAAAACGTCTTCAATGAGGGCTATAAAGTTGGCGATAAGTATTGGTTGTATGATGCGGCAGTAGCTAAAAAGCGCGACATCGCTGGCGATAAAGCTTATACTCTAGCATTAGAAAAAGCACGACTTTCTCATCAAACGACAGACGAATACGTTCCTCCAAAATTACCTGCGGTCGTGACAGCATTAGAGGCTTACTCTAAGAAATTGAATTTTGACCCGGCTAAGTTTATTGAGGCCAAGCTTGGGCGTATTGAGGACGCAGTAGTTAAAAAGGGTTCAGATTTACAAGCTAAAATTACTGAGGCTGTCAGCAACACCGACATCACGGCTAAGGCAGGGGATGCGTTGTCGGCATACGCGGATCGTGAGATAACGACATTGAGCAAAATTGCTAAGGCTCGCGACGCTTTAGCGACAAAATACGACCTTGCTAAAACTTTGATTGGCTCCGTCAAAGAGCAGGTACGAAGCCTAATGAGTATCGAAAATCTCGGCACTACGGCTACAAGTGTTATTCAATCTTTCGGAAACATTACCGATCGCATCTTGACTTTCGCTAAAAACCTTAAAACCTTAAAAAGCCAAAACGTCAGCCTAGACTTCGTTTCTGAAATTGCGAAGGCTGGGGTCGAGGGAGGATCCGCGCTCGCGCAAGGATTAGTTAGTGCCACACCAGAGCAGGTAGCGGCTATTAACGCGGCTTACGACACCGTAAAAAACGCTAGTTCGGCAGCCTCGGAGTCGATCGCCCAAACTGTTTATGGCGACGGAGTCGATGTGACGAAGGGATTGTTGGCAGGTATTATTTCGCAGGATAAAACTTTGTTAGATACTGCTACGACTATGGGTTCACGGTTTGCTAAAACCTTCAAACAAGCCTCTAATTTGGCTTTAACTGCGAAGGATGACGCGGCCTTCAATAAGGGTATGGCTAAGTTTCAGGCACAAAACTTACCAGCAACATTAGTTTTACCTAGTTCACCCGGCACAAAAACTGGCGACGTATCTATTGTCAATAATTATCAAGTCAGTACGGCTGTCGCGGCTACGGACGCTAGCCCAGAAGTTATTGCGAGCTCTACCGTGTCGGCTATTAAGTTTGGTTTACCTACTACATTGGTAGGTTCGGTTTCCTAATGGCTCTCAATAATTATCAGTTTCAATTTGGTTCATTCTTATTCGGCGGATCTGGTTCGCCGTTCCAAATAACAGACATTGACGGACTATCGGGGTTGCCTGAACTTAGAACTCAAGACGACAACAGAGGCTATGCCGACGGTATGTTTTCTGGTCGCGACTTCTACGCCGGGCGCAACCTCACTTTGACGGTAAACATTTTCGCTGGTAATGGCCTATCGGCTCAACAAAACCTAGCGCTCTTTCAGGCGGCCCTAAATCCACAAGAGCAGGGCACTACGGCTCTCAACTTTCAGTTATCGTCCACAGATACTCAAAAGGTTATCTCGGCTCGCGTGCGCTCGCGCAGAGTCGTTATTGACCCAGACTATACTTTCGGCTTTATCCGATCGCAAGTTGTTTTGTTTTGCCCAGACCCAAGATACTATGATGCGACGCTAACAAGCTTGTCTTTGAGTCCACAAACTGCTGGAGGTCGAACCTACAACAGAACCTACAACCTGACTTACCCGGCTTTCTCTAATACTTCCAGCGGATCTATTGTAAATAACGGCTGGGCTACAACTTACCCGGTTTTGACTATCACCGGGCCAATTGCTAAC